CTGTTGCAGTTGCTGCATTTCCTGTGGTAGAGCCTGATGTGCCTGAAGTATTACCTGTTACATTGCCTGTAATATTCCCTGCAAAAGTTCCTGACAATACATCTGTGCTTGAGTTAAAATTTAATCCTGATGCTGTCTTTGGACCTAGATCCCCAGTCGCTGCCGTTGTAAACAAGGGGAAACAAGTAGTGTCTGAGGATTCATCTGCAACAGTAATTGCAGTAGGTACATAACTTGATGATGCTTTTGCATCTAATTGTGTTTGTATTGCTGATGTTACGCCATCTAAGTAACCTACTTCAGTAGATGTTACTGCTGATACCGATACATCTCCACTACCATCTGATACTAATGCTCTTGATGCTGTTAGATTTTCCATCTTAGAAAAAGCTAAAGCTGCACTTGCATTGACATCAGCGTTAACAATAACGCCTGTACCAATTGCTGCTGTACCTGTAGTACCTATAGATATATCGCCTGATATAACGACAGGGTTAAAATTCGTTCCATCGGCTATTAAAGCTGCACCACTTGTGTTTGTACCCATAAACAGATCATCGCCTGTTATGGTTAAATCACCACCTATAGTAGCGTTACCTGATGTAGTTAATGTACCTGAAGATGTTAAACTTGTTGCTGTAACTGCTGGTAAGTTAGCTGCTAAATCTGTAATAGTTAACTTAAAGTTAGAACCTGAATAAGCGATAGCAAATACAGATTCTGTATTAGGAGTTGTTGTTGCTGTTAAATCTGTAAACTTTTGTGTTGCCATTTATTGTTCAGTCCATGTTGTCGTTGCTGTAGCTGGAGTATCTTGCCAGTCATCAGGAGCTATAACAACTCCCCCTTCTTGTTGAAACAGTAACCCTGTTTCTGTTACTAATAAATCTAAGTTATCTTCTGTTTCAAAATATCCTTGTGATGTATTTTGTATAACACTCCATGTTGTAGAATCTGTAGAAACTATAGTCCATGTAGTCATTAATATAATCCGTAGTCAATTCTTGTTACAGGTGCTGTGCCTGAGTGTCTATCTCTCTCGTTTGATTTTATAATATCTTCTTTGGCTCTGTCATAAAATCCAGACCAAACTTGTATTCTTTTATCATTTTGTAAATAAGGTTCTGCTTCGACTAACGCACCATATAAGTAAACATCAGGGTGATGTGTAAGCATATCGTTTGTAGTATTAGAGTCTGACAAAGGAGTAAATGTTTTGTAATAAGCTATTTCTATTTCATAAACTCCATCAGGAATAGGTCTAATTTGTATATCGTTACCTTTGATTGAATAAGATTTTGGGCAACCTACGCTACTTCCTGCTTGTAATCTGTCCATTATTTCAGGTGTTAAAAACTCTAAAGGAGTTTTAGGATCTGTGTTAAGTTTTATATTACGCATAGCAATATAATTATCAGGTAAAGTATAATACTCAGTATCGGCTATAGTGTTAGCTGTTACCCTAGTTTCCATTCTTCTGATTTTAAAATCTCTTTTATGTCTTGTTTCAGCTAAAGCAATAAAATCAGGAATAACATCGGTTAAATCACTTCTATCCAACCAGTTTGCTATAGATGTTTTAAGTTCTGCGTATGTTGATATTGCCATTATATTACTCTACTAGTTGTCTTTAAATATTTATAATCAGGACTGTTAAGTAATTTCTTAACAGCTTTCATATCTTCTTTTTTGTTTATATCAATTCCAAATTTAATCTTCCATTCTTGTGCAACCATTACTGGTATTCTAGCACATAAACGAAAGTCATCTCTCATGTGATGATCTTCCTCTTGTAGTCTTTTATTGTTTTGTATCAATTTAGACAAATCAGGGGATTTGTATTGTATTGCAAATTCCCCTGAATGTTCTGAAAAATGAAAGGTTTCGCCATCTCCTAGCCTTCTTTTCATTATTCACTAAGCTCCTGAACAAAAACAGTAGGTGTTCCACTAGCGTGAATGGTTGCCATTTTCATGCCACCATCTATTTTAAATATGATAGATTCATCTCCTGCCATGTATATTGAAGTTGCAGTTGCTGCTGTAGGATTTGCTCCAAACTCAATAAATACTGGACCAGTAGTTGTTACTCTTACATATTCAATACTATCATTGAAAGCCGATGTTTGTGCTGATGAGCTACTTGTCGTTCTTGTGTGATTCGCTATTACTCTGTAACCACCTAACCAATTTGCCATGCTTATCTCCTAATTACGAATGTTACTAATAGTTTAACTGCATTTGATGATGCTCCATCTGTAATCATTTCAATAGAACCATCTTCTTCAACTCTATTAGCTGCTGTAGGTTCTGCTGTGTCAACATCACCTGCTGCTGATCCTGATTGAGTTACTGTAATGCCACCACCAGTAATAGCAGTGCCACCAATTTCAAAACTAATACCACCATTTGCATTTCCAATAGCTCCTTGTAATGCAGTAATAATTTTAATTACTCTACCACCATCAGGTATTGGTACAAATGTGCTTGATGCAGTAGATATATCTTCTATCTCTGCTGTTACAAAATAATCATTTAATGTTCTCATTAAATTTCTCCAAATTAATAACCCTCGTTCCGAAGCGATACTGTTCTTCAAGGTCATTATTAATGTATCTAGGTGGGTGGGGAAAACATTGGAGTGCAAAACCCCACCCTTTACTAACTATGAGGAAAGTAAAATTTTATTATGATGTAGTTAAATCAGCGATTTTACCATTAGCTGCTTCATTTTTAGCAACTAGAGTGTATTCAACTAGTAATTGCTTCTTCTCAGCATCACCAGTTTTCGCTAAGTCTTGTACACCGAAAGGTCTTAGATATGCAACTTCCCACATTTCTGTGTCAACTACAAGTGCAGTTCTTCCTGAACTTCTTAAGATCCTGTCAGCTACTACTCTAACTTCACCGAAGTCAGAAACATAAACATCAATAGTAGCCACTAGACTTCTATCTTCTGCCATGTCCATACGAGTAGAGTTACCAGTAAAACCAGATACTTTTTGTTTGTTGAATGAACCAACTAACAATAGATCAGGATTACCACCTTGGTCGTAACATGCTTTTAAGTTTGACTTTAAAAGTGCTTCAGTTAAAACTCTTTGAGTTCCATCTGTAACTGCACCAGCTCCGTTAGTAGAACCACCTGAACCATGAAGTTCATTAGTGTTACACCAAGACTCATATGCTCTTGAAGCACGACCTGTGCCTGAAGAACCTGCTGCTGCTGCTTGTTTACCAGTCATGTCTAGTTCCATGTCTCTTTTAAGTTCCTTACCAGCTTTAGCTATTTGATAAGCCATCTCTGAAGAAACACCAGCTTTGTTAACAACTTCTTGAGTGCCAGTAACTACTACAGGTTTTGTAGAAATCTGTGTGTAGTTTAATAGTCTTGTTGTTGCTGTTAAAGCTCTGTTTGGAGAGTCATCACCCTCGATTACTAGGTTAGCTGCTGCTGCTGCTAAACTATCTGTTTGCCATTCATGCTTTGTGCCACTAGCTGAACCAGTACCAATGCTAGACATAAATGGAGTTTCTGTTGGTGAGATGTTATAAATAACATTCGCCAAGTCTTCTCTCTTATTGTTACTATCAAAAGTTTCATAAGAGTTAGTATAAATTGCCATTTTTGATTACCTATATTAAAAAAGTTTTGTATTAAGCTAAGAGTTCATTAGGCTTTCAATAACGCTTTTAGCATCATTTACATGCCCAGTCTTCCTTAACCTTGCTCTTTGTGCCTTAACTTTATCACTAGATATTTCACCTTTTGTTGCTGGAGAACCAGGTTTTTGAACTTTAGGTACAACTTTAGTTTTCTTATTAGAAATCTTAGCTGCTAAAAGATTTTCATACAACATGGCTTTATGTAGAACATCTACAGACCTTGCGTCAATTAAGCTGTTAACTTCCTGTTCAGTAAATCCTTTTTTAACTGCAAAGGTTTTAATTGATTGTTTCAATTTAGGGCCTTTGTCAGGATCAACCCATTCAGGGAGTTTTTCTGCCATAAGTTGTTGCTGTCTGCCAAGTTCTTCTTGCCATTTAGCTTCATGCTCTTGTTGCTGTTTAAATTGAAGATTCTTTTGTTCTTCTTCAACTACTCTTTTATTATCTTGAAGTTCTCTATATTGATCTCTTTTCAACATATATTCGGTTGGATCTTCTTCCTTGAGTCTTGTCCAGTCAGTTTTTGCAAGTTCTTCTATTTTAGAATCTGCCTGAATGTTAAATTGTTCAAGTTGTGATAAGTAACGCTGTCTTTCTTGTTGAGTCGCAGCTAATTCTTCATCAGCTTGTTTGCGTTTCTCTGCCAATACTTGACTGTTTCTTGAGTAATCAGCCTGTCTACGATAGCCTGCCTGGAGTTCTTCGAGGGTTACTTCTACTTGT